CTGAGGCTGGGCATGTCCCAGTGATCGCCGATGTGGACCAAGTAATCGACCTCAAGGTCGCAGGCATACTTGCCCACATACTCGAGATACGAGTGGTCGTTGCCCGGCTTACATTGGGTGTCAGGGATCACTAATATCCTTCGCCCTCGAGATGTAGCTGTAGACTTCAAGGTCGGCCTCCTTGCCTTTGGCTTTGCGTTCGAGTTCGCCGTCGAGTCGCTTGCTCTCTTCCCGGTAGTGGGTTGAGATTGCGCCTTTGGCGTTTTTTCTTGCGTACTGCGCTCTTCCGGTACAGGCTTGTCTCGCAAGAAGCGCGTTAAGTTCCGTATCACTAGAATCCCTCCCGTAGATACTTCCAAATTGCTCCCGCCACAGATTTGTGTGTGCTGTAGGGAAACCCTCGCAGTAGTTGTGACAGTAGGCGCACAGCGCCATAGCGTTCTTTGGGTCGTAGCGGACGGCCCAATGCCCGCGGCTGATGAAGTGACTGCATTGCAACCCTTGAGGTTTGTCGCTGTAGTCCTTCTCGCACCGCTGGCATTTCCATTCCGCCGCCTTGCGGACGCAATCGCTGAAGTGCTTGTCAGCTATATTGCGTTTGATCTTTCCCCCGAAGCCCACTAGTGAACTAGCCGCAGATGTGGCTTGCGGTCTGGAGTGAACGTGGGATCGATTTCCAATGGGTGGACCCAAAGTAATCTCATCCCTTCGGTCTCGAACTCGATGTACTCGACCGCTTGATCCTCTGACATTCCGTCTGCGAGTAGCTTGTCCAGCACCATCTGAGATGAGTACACCGGGACGGGGTTCCCGTCGTCGTCGTACACTGCGCCCAGAAGCGCGTCGATATAATCTTCCAACAGCTCTACCTCCATGTATTCGTCATCCATGATTAGTCTCCTTGGCCCTCGAAGCTGGCCGGTTGTCTCATGTAGCAACCCTCCTCGATCGCCACTTGGTCCTGTATGCCGTGACCCTGACCAAGACCGCCCATGTGATTCCATGGGGTGTAGTCAAAGTCGTACTTGAGCATCCATGCGTAACAGGCGGGAACGAACCGCCGGGGCGGGATGACCTCGATCACTCCACCGCGATCGAGATACTCCTGCGTGAGACGTTCGATCTCCTCCCTTTCCTTTTGCTTATCCATAGCCTTTACCTCTTGCCCAATTGCTGGGCGGTAACACAGTGATCGCGCACGATTGGTTTGAGATGGTCAGGGACGACCTGCTCGAAGAACTCCTTGCGCTTTTCTCGGCAGTCCATTGCCATGATTGCTTCGCTGTATGCCCGTGGGGGTCTAGGCGACCCCCACCACGTTTGCGTATCCATGACTACAGCTCACACTGATCGCCGACACACGCCATCGTCTTGGCGCCCTCGGTCGTATCACCTCTCTCGAACGCTGGCAGTAGCGACCAATCAACTTCAGGCATGGCCTTCAGGTGCTTGTTGTACTCAGCTTTCGTTATCGGTGAATAAGGGGCCTGCGGGTAAACGTGATCGTCTAGCGGCAGGAACGATAGGCCCAAGAAGTCATCCCAGTTCTTGTAGACATAAGCCATCGCCTCCATGAACGTGTCGTCTTGGTAGTAGACGGTGCAACTTACTTGGTGGGTGCAGTACTCCTTGTTGTAGATGCGAGCCAGCTCCACCTGCTCCATCGTGCCAACGTCAGAGGTAGTCAAAGCACCCTCCGGCGCCGCAATCGGGAACTCGAAGATCACGGTGTTGTCCGGTCGCATCTGACACGGCTCCCACGGCACTCCCTGCTGTTTAAGGAAATCCGTTAATGGGTCCTTGCCGTCCATCCGCACCCGCCGCAGATAAAAAGGACTCATGCGTGGGTGGATGCCCGAGGCGCTATCTACCAACTGGGAAACAGTGCCGCTCGGCTTAATCGTCGTGTAAGCCGCCGCCTTGTTTATCCCTAGCCTCTCGGCCCAGATGGCGTTCTCTTGCTCGACGGTGTCGCGCAGAGTGTTCAGCCACTTCTTTAGCTTGGGGTGACCCTCTCGACCACTCATCACTGGGTGGTCCATGATGCCCGTTAGACTGCATCCCAATAAGGCATCCCGCTCTATGTTGCGCCTCCACCCAACGGGCAACCATCTCGTGTCAGTCATGGTCGCCTGAAGCGTTCCCACCCGGGCGGCTATCTTGGCCTTCTTCACAAGCGTCGCTAGGGTGTCTGGATTTTCACCACCGCGCACGACGATCTCTGTCAGGTTGCAACACTGACCGCCGTTGTGCTCGCCACCGATGGCAAGGGTCACCTCGCCACAAGGATTCGTGAAGTAGTCGTCCGTCTCCGGGCGACGACCAATCTCTGCGACCTTCTTACGTGCGGCCTGCAAGTTGAAGAAACCTCTCTCGCCTGACTTGGACTCGTAGAGGCTCGCGCACTCATCCATGAACACCGACAGGGTCGGCTTCTCACGATAGATTGCTGAGTTGTTTGCGTTAGCGAAGTCCGGGTCGGTCTCCCAGAAGGCGCCCATCTTTGCCCGGCGCATCCGATCGTCCGAGAGGTCAGAGCCAGAAATTAATGCGCTACGCCTGACCCCGCCCACGATAATTGCAGAGGCTATGGCGCACATGACGCTGTGTGCCTGAATCGAACTCAGCTTAGAGCCAGACGCCTCCTTGAAGATGCGAACGACCTCGTGCAACAGCTTGTCGAGTGGTTCTGGTCCGCTTGCCCTGCCGCCCATGGTCAATAATCGGGCGCCAGCAGGACGAATCTTTTCTAGGTTCCACGTCGGTATCGATCCGGCGTACAGCAGACCGATCAGCTCGCGAAGTGCCCGGGCCCAGCCGATCTTTGAGTCAGCGACATTGATGACCGTGTCGCATGGCCGCAGGTCAGTCGGAACCTCTGGCAACTTGTTGACGTGCTCACGGCTAACGCTGAAGCCCAGCCCTGTTCCACATGCCAAGACATATAGAGCAGAATCGAATGCCCGGGGGTTGTCTACCGCAACGCTGGCACAGTTGTAACCGGATATGACATCGCGGTCGTACTGGGGGCCAGCCACCCACAGGGCTCGCATCGAGGCGCAGGTCTCTTGCTTGACTAGGCTCTGATAAATCTCCTCGGCCTCTGCCTCGGTGACCATCTCCTTCTCTAGCCAGAAATTTGAGTACCGGCGACAGCTTTCCTCGAACGTCTCGCGGCGACCCTCTCCCTCGAGCCACCGTGCGTAGCGACTCTGATGTATAAAATACTGGTATGGACTGAGACTATTATCCAAGGTCGAGTCCCTCCAAGTAATCGGTTAGGGACCGGCGGACGCCCTCGTAGGCGACCGCAACTGTCAGCGACAGTAGAATTAAACTAAACATGATTTTCCTCACAGTGATTGATGACTATCGTCAGGCGCGACATATCTCAGGTGGTAGGGTGCTACCTCCTCCTTGATCGCCGGTTTGTCTTTTGTGTTCTGGTATCTGAGGCGGTAGAAACCGACTGCCTCGGGATACTTCTTCATAAACGCCCGGGCATAGAACGGCTTGTAGTTATTGCCGATCTTGAACTCGCTCGTTCCGTCAGCGCCTGCGCCCTGCTCCCACCGGATACGGTCGAACACGCCAGACACGCTGTAATGCTTAAAGCCACGATCCATAAGCTCAAAAGAGAACTTGACGAAGAGGTCCCACACTTCCGGGTTAGCCTTGTGAAACTCTCTAACTTTCTCCTCGAGCTGGTCATAGCGACTGCGCTCACCCCGCACTGATGAAGTCCCGGGCGAAGTCGATGACTTCTTGCGCGTCAGCACCATGGTCGTCGCCCAGAACTTCGACGGCCTGCTGTGCCATGCCCAATACAGTTGCGACCATTACGTTCGACGCGGTGATCCTGTCAAAGTCGTAATCGGTCATTAGTTTTTCGATCATCTCAAAGACGGTGTCGGTCGCCTTGTCTAGCTGTTCGTAGTCAAAGCTCTGGGCCTTGAACTCTTCCATGATCACTACGTTACTCATCTTTCATCTCCAACTGGTTCACCCGGTGGAGCATTTCGCTCAGGGTGATCTGTTCAACAAAGGGGACGCCATCGAACTCGTTGTCGAAGCGTTGCTGTGCGAAGTCTCTGGCGGTGATCTCTCCGGCAAACCAGCGAGTGTGGTTCCCGCTTGAGACTCTCCAGACTGTTCGTTCCTTGATGTCCATGAATCCTCCAGATCAATAGGTTTGTATTGGCGACCCCTGCTGTTGCAAAGCAGACGTGCCTCTCGGTGCATATAGAGGCCGACCATTCCAGTAAATGGAGCGAATCGGTTTTTGGCGCACGAGATGACGTAGCAGGGCCTGTCGTCGTCTACCTCTTCGCCGTTGTGTTTAGCCGCCGCCTTCTTGGCGTCCTGCCAGCAAATTAAAATGACAGAACTAGCGTTAACCAGATGCGATGACCCGATGAAATTATCGCGGGTCGGCACTTTGCCCTCGCCCTCCGGGCCTTGAGGCTTCCTCATATGGTGGACCACAACGATCGCTATCTCATGCGACCGGGCTATGGCGCCTAGCTTCGAGAAGAATTTCTTCTCCTGCTCTAGCTCGCCGCCGAGGTCGATCATCATCAGGCAGTCCAGCACAAACATGTCGCAGCCAAGTAAGACCTTGGCGTCGATGATCAGCTGTATGGCCTCGTCCGCCGTCATGGTGTCCGCGTGGTCAACGATAAACATCTTGTCGTCCAGCCAGCGACCGAAGCGGTGCAGATA